CCTTCTCGCGCCAGTATGGGTTCCCACTTCGGCAGGCCGCACGCCGCCGCCATGGTGCAACCCTCGGCCACGCCCCAGGCATCGATCTCCGCTTGCAAATCGAGACAGTCGCGCAACCGGCCGGAGACCAGCCAGTAGTTGAGCACACGCCGGCGCGGAGACGCCTGGACCTCGGTGATGACCGTTCCATCGCCGCGCTCCCAGTACTGGGCTTTACCGGCGCGCACGAGATCGATCACGTCGGCGACCGCGTGCGTGCCTCCGTCCGAGGCGAGAGCCTTCTCGAACCGCGACCGCTTTTCCTCGGATGACAACATTCAGGTAACGATACGATCCAGCAGCATCGAGCCCATCGGCGTCACCCGGATGCGCCAGACGCTGCCATCGGTCGCGCGGATGTTGACCGCGTCGAAGGTCGGAATGGGGTCTGGAGGCGAGGTGGGGATCACCGCCGGGGGATGCGCGAGAGCGAACGGCTCCGGCGTGGATCGTTTTGGGAGTGTCATATCCTGGGAACCTGTTCTGTCAGTATTGTTCCGGTATCGCTGACGGTTATGCGCCATGTGCTCCCGTCTGGCGAAATCAGGCCGATGAAACGGTAGGCCGGCCCCGCCAGACCGGCATTGGCCTTGCGGTTCAGTTCGGTGGCGATGGCCGCCAGCCGCTGGTCGAGGTCGCCGCCCTCGGGAACGGTGAACGGCGCGGGCGGGCGAGAGACGGGGCGGACACTCATCAGCGCCTTCCTCCACCTTTCATCTCCAGCCTCGGGCGGCCCACGGCCCAGGGGCCATCGGCGGTTGCTTCCATCCTCATGCGAACGGAACGGCCTGAGAAACGCATATCCATGAGCCCGCCATGGATGACGGTGTAGAGGCCGGTGTCATACTCGCTCTCGACATCGTGCGGCTGCTCGCGCGGGAAGAAACGATAGCCCAGGACATCCGGCGGGCCATCGGCGTCGAAGACGAGCTGCCTGACGTGGAATCGCTTGTCCCCCTCGCCGGCGACGATATCGCCGCTCTCGGCGTAGATCAGGCCGAGGGGCGCGCGGGGGATGCCGTTCTCGGTCCAGCCGTATTCGTGGAGATAGAGACCGCCCCCGGCGCCCAGCGGGCCGCCGAGGACCGGATAATCCATTGTCCCTGAAGGATCAGCCGCCGTGCGCTCACGCACGCCGATGGTCCAGGGATGCGCCGGGTCGGCGAAATTGAGCGCCAGATAACGGTTGGTGTCGAGCGACCCCTCGTCTGGCCAGTCCCACCAGAGTTCGGTGAAGGCGGGATTGGGACTACCGAAAACACGACCGGCCATGTCTCGATTGACGAGACTGTAGAACCAGTCCTGCACCGGGCACGGCAGCGGCTGCACGTTGCCCTGATAGGACCAGAAGGTCTGCGTGCCGGGCCAGGCGTAAAACGAACCGATGCCGACCACGGCGCGAAGCGAGATCGGCCCGCAACCGGTGGCGATCTGACTGATGCCGTAAGCATAAGGCGCGCCGACGTAGACCATCTTGTGGCAGTCGTTGGCGGTGAAGATCAGGATGCCGTCCGAGACCTTCACCGCCGTCATCGCGTAGGACTGCGTGACCAGCATCTTGTCGCCGGCGAGGTTGGTGACATCGGCCAGCCACGTATTGAGGTCTTCCTGATCGGACCACGCGATCCGGCGTGGATCGCCACCGGCGGCGAGCAGCACCACATGCCGTTGATCGGTAACGATCACACCGCGGTTCTGATCGGGCGCGCCCGCCACGATGACGGGCAGCACCGTTGGCGTGAGCGGGGTCCAACGATACAGCTGGCCATCCTGGGTCGGGACGACGAGCAGATCCTCGCCGAACGTATCCATCGACCAGCGGTCACCCATCGTCGCGGCGATATCGGACGGACCAATATCGCCCGACGTGCGCGTCGTGCCGTAGGTGTCCTCACCGTAGTCCCCGCGGCCGTAGCCGGTGGTGGACGTGCCGGGCGGATCGAGCGGGCCAACGCCTGTTGGCGTGATGTCGTGCAGCGCCTGGGTATCGAAACGATAGGCGAACAGTTTACCGTCGGTTCCGATAGCGGCCCAACGAACGCCGGCATTGTCATGCCACGTCAGCATGTCGCGCGGGAGGTCGGGGAAGACGGCATTGACCAGCGCGACGTTGCCGCCGATCGGCTGCAGCTGCCCGCCGCGGAAGCGGACCATGTTGGTGTCATACCATTTGCCCGGCGTCGCTTCCGGCGTGGCGTTGCGGAACACGCCTGGGGGAGGGGCCTGGGCGACGCGGGGCATTTAGTGCGGGCCGCGTGAGGGCGCCGACAGCATCCTGGCGCGCGGCGTCTCGAACAGGGCGCGCAGCGCGGCGATCTCCTCGCGCAGCAGCTCGATCTCGGTATGCGCGTCAGATGAAGTCGCGGCTGGCGCGATATCGGCGGCGGTGCGGATGGCGGCTTCTTCGCCAGCATAGATTATTTTCGTTACGACAAGAAACGGATTAAGCACAGTGAGCGGCACGCCGCCGCCACCGAGGCTAACGTTATGCGCATGGTTGCCGTCCGCGTAGATGCCGTGCGTATGATCGCCGACAGCGTAGACGTTATGGGCATGGTTACCATCGCCGTAGATGGCTAAACCGATGTTGCCGGCGCCATATGTCTGGACATTGTGGCTGTGCGTTCCGGCGTCGCTCGTGGTGTAACTGCTGAACCCAAAGGCGGCACCGGATGCGACGACCGCCCCGCCGCCAGTAACGCCGACGCCCTCATTGGCGCGCGTGTAGGTGTGATTGTGGTTGCCTCGCAGATCCGTATAGCCGGTGTGGGAGTGATCCGGCAGATACGAGCCGGCATGAACGTGATTACCTTGCGCGTCCGTCGTGTGAGCGTGAGAACCCGCCAGGACCGTGCCGCCAAAGTGGCTGTGATACCCCTGGGCATCGGTCGTGAGTATGTAGTTTGGCAGGTTGTTCTGAACGATCGGGCTGTAAACAAAGCCCTGCATCTGCGTGAAGCCGAAATTGTAGGGCAGGCCGCCCTGGTCGGTCACGGTGCCGGGGCCAACCAATGCACGGCCCGGAGTGTTGGGCAGACGGAATGTGGTGGCACCGTCGCCCGCGCCCCAATAAGTGCCGATCACGGCGAACAGCTTTGAGTAGGTGACGCGGCTGATCAGGCGACCGTCACACACGAGCCAGCCTGACGGCGCCGTGGGGCCGGCGAAATCGGCGATGATCCCGATTTGGCAAAACCGGCTGACGAACTGGTCAAGCACGTCCCAGTTGCCGTTGGTCTTGGCGCCCCAGGTGTCGCGGGAGGCCCCGACCTCGGGCTTAACGAGGGCCAGGACCGTCGTGTAGCTGTCGGCCATCTAGCTGGTCCCGGCTGGTGGTTTCTGCGGTGTCGGCGGCTGGATTGGCGTCACCGTGACCGTGGCGCCATTGGCCACGGTGCCCGACGTCGCCGCGCTAATGGTAATGTTCAGGCCGTTTATGACGGCGATCGAAGCGCCGGCGGGGATGCCAGTGGCGGCGATCGGCAGGCCGACGACAAATCCGGTGGCCGACGTGACGGGAATGACGCTGATGCCAGGAGCCACCGAGGCGGTGGTCGTGGTCGTGATATTGGCGACAAGCGACGCCTCGCCTGAGTCATCGGCCGTGCTGATGTAATATGTGGCGTTTTTCGGTAGTCGCATCATCCAGCCGCCGATGCCACGTGTGCCGCTCCAGCCACCGACGTTGCGCTCGTAATCGGCATAGGTGCCGGTTGAGACGCCAGTGTGTGGCCGGGCCGTGAACGGCGCCCTGATGGTGGCGTAGCCGTAGATGTAGCTGCCATCGCAGGCGCGCCACTGCGGATCGCCTGGAGGCGTGGTGGTCATTTGGCCGGCGAATGTGGGCATATCGTTATCTCCTTGTTGTCAGCGCCCCGAGGGGCAGCGGCGCGACGGCGGCCAGGGCTTTGATCCATGGGGACATTCATTTACACGATGTTCAACGCGGTGCCGTTTCGCCACACATCGCCAGCGACCAGTCCGGTGGCGGATGTCGGGATACTGGACAGGTTGAATTTGCTGCCTATTTTCACTGAACCTGTTCCCTTGGCGTTGATATTCACCCCAACATTGGCGTCAACCGCGCCGGGGCTAACCTGGATAACCACAGGCTGACCGGAGGAAGAACCGTAAACATTGATCCAGTTCGCCGCGTTGGCGGCGGGGACGATCCCGAATGAAAAGACGTTATTGTTATCAACGAAACCAAAATAACCATGACCGGAGCCTGTCTTGAACATGAGATTGGATGAGGCTTCTCCCGCTATTTGGATCGTGCAGTCCTGCCCGGAGGCGCCGCCGGTAAACCCGAAATAGTTGGGTCCATTGCCGCCAAAGTTAACGATGGGATTGCCGCCGGAACTCGTCACGGCGAGTAAATTACTTGATGTGGTCTGGAGCGCGGACGTATGCACCATGCCAGTTCCATCGATACGAAAACCCGATGGCCCGGCAAGTAACGCACCCGTTATCGAGACCTGGGAAAAATCAATACCGTTGGCGCACGACCCGACCACCGATCCGATCATTGTTCCGGTTGGCGTGATCGGAAATCCCTTCCCGTCCCCACTCTGCGGATTGCCGAAATAATATCCAAAGGTGGCTTGTTTATAGGTCGGATCAGCGGAAGCCAACAGTAACATGCAGTCGAACCTGTTGGCCGTCGTTGAGCCCGACGCCCCAAGAACACCCATATTGATGATTTGCATTCCGACCAGATAATCAACCGACGACCCGGAACGCGGATTGATGTCGATCTCAAGGCCAGTGACACCGTGCGCGTAAACGCCGCTCATCACCTGGGTCATGATCCCAAGACCGAAAGCATCGCCAAGCCCATTACCGGCACCCGCCGCCGCGCCGGAAACATTAGCGCCCATCTGCTGCGTTATCTGCATACCGGAGAACGAGTTGTTGCTGGCGTTGGCGACGGTGCCATGTATTTGTTGCGATACCATGATAGCGGATCGCGAACCGCCGCCGCCTGTCGTGTTGTGTTGAACCTCCAACGCGGAAATGCCGTATGCACCGGCTCCCGCGGGAACCGTCATGCTCTCCGAAAGCGCGATAAGATTGACCGGGAATGTCGTCCCCTCTGGACCGGGGAAGCCGCTCGCGGGTGAACCTGTATAAGTTACTGACTCGTAGAGCGCGGGATTGTTTCCCGGAAACGCGCCAGACCACGTCCGCGCTCCGGTCAACGCCAACATGCCGGTCACCGTCCCACCGCTCAACGGCAAGAACGGCCCGACATTACTCGCTGCTTCCAGCACCCACTTGACGCCGTCCCAGCGATACCCCGCGCCGCTCGGGCCGGGGATGACCTGACCTACGGTTGGATTGTTGACGAAATCAAACGGCATCGGGTCGGTCCTCCCCGTTGATGCGTTCCGGCATCGGTGTCAGGTGCCTCATGCATTGTTGCTGAATGGCACCGATTAAAGGGGCGACGGCGTTGTAGGGGCCGTTGGCCAGCACCTGCATGACGACCTGCCACTGCTCGGCGGTGAGCGTAACATCGATGGGTTGGTTGCGTTCGATGGTGGTGCTCATGGCGTTATCTCACTTAAACAATGTTCAACGTGGTGCCGTTTCGCCACACATCGCCAGCGACCAGGCCGGTGGCGGATGTCGGGATACTGGACAGATTTAACTTACTGGCGACTTTCACCGCGCCGGTTCCCTGACCGCTCAAGGTCAGGTTGACATTCGCATCGCTCCCTTCCGCCGTGAGCAAAGGGCTGTTTCCGGTTGTCGCCCCCGTGGTTTTGACATAGTTGACCGAGTTCGCGACACCAGTGATAAAGAAGTTCCGATTGTTATCGCCGTTCAGGAAATAAAATCCGCCCGCCCCCACCGTCTTTATATACAGCGGGACATTCGCGTCCGTGCCGGTGGCAACCAAAAACACACCCGTGCCCGGAGCCCCGCTTACCGTTGATAGATAGTTCACCGCCCCAACCGATCCACGTCCCGCCACGAACGCGGGAGCGCCCCCGCTGTCGAGAACAGCAAACGTATTGGATGGCGCTATAACTCTGTCGGTATGCACATTGTTATTGTTATCAACAGCGAAACCATTCGGACCCTTGAGAAACGCGCCCGTGAACGTCACAGCAGAGAAATCAATACCGTAGCTGCATATTCCCGCGACCGAACTCAACATCGAGCCCGCCGCCGTGATCGGAAATCCCTTGGCGTCAGCCGCCTGCGGAGAGCCAAAGTAAAGACCGTATGTCGATCGTTTGTTAACGGAGGGATCAACCGTGCAAAGCATGTGCATCGCGTCGAACACATTCGCGGTAACACCCGCCACGCCGAAATTGACAATCTGCATCCCCACCAGATAGTCCACCGACGATCCGGCATGAGGTGCGATATCGAGTTCAATACCAGTGAAACCGTGCAGGAACGATCCGTCTCCCACCTGCATGTTTATTCCAAGACCGAAAACATCTCCGCGACCGTTGCCCGTACCCGCCGCCGCTCCGGTGACATTGCTCGCGTAAATCTGGAAAAGTTGTGCCGCCACGAAATTCGGTGCCGACGCTCCCATTGGCCCGAGTATCTGATGCGCCACCAGTAACCCATGCCGCGATCCATCGCCTCCTGTGGTGTTGTGTTGTATCTCGAGACCGTTGACCATGGTATCGGCCACGAGGGCTTCCGAAATCGAGAATAAATTGAGCGGAACACTATAACCTTCAGGACCAGGGAACGTGTTCACGGTTCGCACGGGCGTCCCGGTATAAGTCACCGACTCATAGAACGCGGGGTTATGACCAGGGAATGTCGGATCGTTCCATGTCCGCGCTCCCGTTATTCCAAGTCTGCCGGTAATATCGCCACCGCTCAACGGCAGGAAAGGCATATCGCCACTCAGCGCCGCCACGTTGGTCGCTGGCACCCACTGCGTCGAGTCAGCGTCGGCGTAACGAACGTAGAGCTGCAGGCTGGTGCTGTCGAACCAGAGCAGCCCAGGCTGGGACGCGGGCGCCGTGTCGCCTATGGCGGCGGTGGCGCTCATCATGTCTATTACGTTGGCGTTATCATTCCAGTGCGTCCCCCACA